GGGCGGACGCGCCAATAGCGGCGCCCTGGGTGGGGAGATGGACCCAATCGAGCGATACGGCATCAGCCTAAATGACGCTGCCTTGACCCAAGAGGGCCTGCGTCTCGGCATACAGAAGACCGGCGGGGCGTTCGATTCACAACAGAAGCAGCTCATCGTTCAGTCGCTGTTGTTCAAGCAGTCGGCTGACGCGCAGGGCAACTTCATGCGCGAAAGCGACACGTTCCAGCACAAGACTCAGGTGCTGAAGGCCCAGTGGGCTGACCTGTCGGCGGTCATGGGTGAAGCTTTTCTGCCTGTCGCGTCGGCGATTGTCGGCTTCATGGCGAACAACCTTCTGCCTGCTTTCGGTTCGTTAGCCGGCGGGGTGAAGGCATTCGTCGAGGCATGGAAGGCATTCGACGGTGACGTCACGAGTTCTGGGTTCGCTGGCTGGATGGAGCAGCTGGCCTTCGCCCTGCGGACTCTATATGAGAAGCTCAAGGCGTACTTCATCGACTCCATTTTGCCTGTTCTTCGCGACGATGTATTTCCAGTGCTAAAAGACATTGGGAGCGGCATCAAGGACTTTTTCGACGGTCTGGTTGGAATCAAGCCAGACGACGGTACGAACCAATTTCTCCATGATATGGGTGAGAATGTTGGCAAACTTGTCAGCCTTATCGCGGACAAGGCGAATATCTGGATGCCGTTCGCCGAGGGCATCTTGATCGCGGTCGCGGCGTTTCGTGTTTATAACGCTGCGGTCGCCCTAGGTACAGCGGCCACCACCGCTTGGCAGGTCATCACGGGCATCCAGACAGGCACGATTCTTGGTCTGACTCGTGCACAGATCGCGGCTAAAGCGGCGACCTTTGCTTGGCTGGGTATTTTTGGTCTCATCATCGGGGCCGTCATCTTGGCATACCAGAACTTCGGGTGGTTTCGCGATATCATCGACGGGGTGTTCAGCTTCATCGGCGACGTGATTCGGGGCTTCGTTGATTGGTTCAACGGCAACGTGATGCCTGTCATCATCGCGGGCCTGCAGTCTATAGGCAACTGGTTCATGGGTCTCTGGAACGACTACGTGAAGCCTGTGTGGGACTGGATCATGTCGCTCATTGGTTCTTTCATTGATTGGTTTGTCGGCACTTATATCCCACGTGTGCAGTTCGCGTTCCAGGTATATGGGCAGATCTTCACCTGGCTGTACGAAAACATCATCCGGCCGGTGTTCGAGGGTATCTCGACCTTCATCAAGGCCGCGATCGACGTGGTTGCCGCTGTCTTCACTTGGTTCTATGAGACAATCGTCGTGCCTGTGTGGACAGGCATCAAGACCGCGATCGTGGTCGTTCTTGCGGTTCTGCTCACCCTGTGGGACGGGTTGGTCTGGTCGATCCAGAACGTCTTAGCCCCTGTGTTTGGCTGGCTGTACGAAGTCATCATCAAACCAATCTGGGCGGGCATCCAGGCCGCGATCCAGTTTGTCTTTGACTGGTGGAACAACGTCTTCGTCCCCGGCTGGGATTTCGCGATGAAGACCTATGGCGACTTGTTCGTCTGGCTGTACGAGAACGCCATCAAGCCGGTCTGGCAATGGATCCAGGCCGCGATCCAGTTTGTGCTGGATTGGTGGAACAACACTCTGGTACCCGCCTGGAATCTCGCCCTGAATACTTACGGCGAGATTTTCAATTGGGTCTATCTGAACATCATCAAGCCGGTCTGGGATAGCATCCAGCGGGCCATCCAGTTTGTGATTGACTGGTGGAACGCCTACATCCAGCCCGCTTGGAATTTTGCGCTGAAGGTCTTCGGCGACGCGTTCAGGTGGCTGTATGACAACATCATCAAGCCAGTCTGGGATCAGATCCAGAGGGCGATCGATGTGGTGTACCAGTGGTTCCAGAACAACATTCTGCCCGCCTTCAACCTGGCCATCGATACCCTGGGCAAGTTTTTCAGGTATCTGTACGATAACTGGATCAAGCCCGCTTGGGACAGCATCTCAAGCACGATCAAGACCGGCTGGGAGCAGTGGATCAAGCCTGTGTTCGACACGCTGACTGATTGGGTGACAAACAAGATACCCCAGGCGTTCGATCGAGCAGTGAAGGCAGTCGACCAGGCCTGGAAGGCGATCCAAGACGTAGTCAAGGCCCCGGTCAAGTTCGTTCTCCAGACCGTCGTCAATGACGGCTTCATCCGCCACTTCAACGACCTAGCGGACAAATTCCACATCGACAAACTGCCCACCATCGACTTGTCTGGTTGGGCGACCGGCGGGTGGACTGGCCCTGGCTCGAAGTACCAACCGGCCGGTATCGTCCACGCTGACGAATTCGTCGTGAAGAAGTCATCGCGGCGTCGCTTCGAGCAAGAGAACCCCGGTGTCCTGGATTACATCAACCGAACTGGTCGTCTACCGGCCGGGGTCGGCGGGTACGCCGAGGGTGGTCTCGTTGAGTCCATCGGCGGTGCCGTCATCAACTCTGACCTGTGGAAGGCAGGCCGTGAATTTGTTGGTTCTGCTGCAGGCAAGGTTCTCGACACGGTCATCGAGCCGCTGAAGGGCGTCATCGATAGCATCACGTCGAAATACCTCGGTTTCCCAGGTGAGCTGATGCGTGGCGGTGCGATAACCATGATCGACGGCGCGGCGAATTGGGTGAAAGAAACACTCAAGGGCAAGAACGAAGACGGCAAAGACCACGGCGAAGCTGTGCGGGTCGCTGACTCGAATGGTGGCGTTCTTCGTTGGCGTGACACTGTGGTGCAGGCGCTTGGCATCGCCGGGTTGCCGACATCAGAACCCTACGTCAACGCATGGCTCTCGCAGATCCAGTCTGAGTCGAACGGTGACCCGAATGTAACCCAGAGCGGCTACGTCGACATCAACACCATCACGGGCGATCTGGCCATGGGTCTGGTGCAGGTGATCGGTGCGACCTTCGCGGCCTTCCGTGACCCGTCGCTGCCAAACAATCGCCTCGATCCACTGGCGAACCTCGTCGCCGGCATGAGGTACGCCAAGGCCCGCTATGGGTACTCCAACATGTTGGGCGTCATCGGCCACGGTCATGGGTACCATGATGGTGGTCGTGTTCGCCCGTACTTGTTCGACAAGGGCGGTGTGATCCAGCGCGGCGTGCAGGTGATCGATCACCAGCGCCGAGACCCAGACTATGTACTGACCTCGACGCAGTGGGATCGAATGTACAAGATCGCCGAGAACACAGAGAAGATACAGAAGGGCGGCGTGACAATCGGCACAGTCCAAGGCTACACAGCCGAAGAGGTGGCTGAAGCGATCGAGCGTCGCCGCAGGCAAGAAGAGGCACTGAATTATGGCTAATCGGGCACCCATCGTGCGCCTGGTCGACCCATCAGGTCAAGAAGACCCGATAGTGCTGTTCTCTAACGGGCAGACCCCCTTCACACTCCTCGAGGGCGTGGAGGGGTTTGGCTTGCCCGAGTTTGACTACAAGACCGTGGATCACCCCGGCGGGGTTGGCTCGGTTCTGCAAGGCACTCGGGTGAAAGAACGCGAGATCTACCTACCCCTCCACATCCAGGGCGCGAACCAAGACGAAGTCATGCGGCACTGGGCCGCGCTGCAGCGAATGGCCCACCCCGGCGGGGGCGGCTGTATTCTTGAGATCACCCCCGAGAATAAAGACACCAGGCGCATCGAGGTTCTCTACAAAGAAGGGCTGCAGGGCAATTTCGGCAGCACATACCGCAAATTCTGGTACACCTTCGGCCTGAAGCTTGTGGCGCTCTCACCATACTGGATGGGCTGGACTGAGGTGTTTGTCTGGCGAACTCAGACCAACTCGAAGCCCTTCATTTCGGGTGGTGAACAGGTGAAGACACACAAGTTCTTCCCCGTCATCTTGGACGCCTCTGCGGTGGCTACAGGCAAGCGGGTCATGATTTATTCTGACCGGCCGGTCTCGCCGGTCTGGTCGGTGCATGGGCCGGTCACTGACCTGAAGATTCAAGACGGCGACAACAACATGTTGGGGTTCTCGGGCACGATCGCGCCGGGTGATTCTCTCACGATCGACACAGGCACCTACGGTCTGTCGTATGTTCGTGGCGGTCAGATCCAGCCCGCCGACGATTCTCTTTATGCTCGGTTGGATGATGGATCCGAGATGTTCCAGCTACCGCCCGGCGAGTCCAGCATTCGCGTGTCTGGCTCGGGCATGACTGACACATCACGCATCGAGTTGTCATATACCCCACTGTATTTGTCTGGATACGCGGGGTAGATCCATATGATTTCTACTTTTCTGCGTGATCCATCCAAGAACCTCTCGCGGCAGGTGCGGTTCACGAAGTTCGCTGCGGTTTTTCGCCTAAACACCCCCACGACATTCACTGGTACCCTTGACTCATTCTCGGCTCAGTTCTTCGATCGCATAAACCCGGCGTGGGGTCTTGTCTGTCGAGACCCCGGCGTTGAGTTCGCGGGCGATTTCACGAAGATCCACCGCAAGAACGAGAAAGGTATCGTCGAGTGGGTAGTGAACGGTGTCGGTGACCTGCAGACTCTCGCCGACCGTGTCACCTACCCCAACCCCGGCCGGGGTGAGAAAGAACAAGATGTTTCTCACTACCGGGCGCGTGGCTCAGCGGGCCGGGTGATCGGTGGGCTGATCGAGATGAACGCAGGCATCGGTGCTCTACCCGAGCGGCGCGCGCCGGGGTTGACGGTGCGGTACGAAGATGTCGGCAAAGAGGTCTCTGTCGAGACCCGATTGAAGCCCCTGCTCTCGGTGTGCCAAGATTTGGCCACTGCAGGCGACGTGGTGTTCGAGGCAGTGCCCCTCAAGAAGGGCTACGTGATTCGAGTCCGAAAGCCCACCGTTCGCGCCAGGTCGGTCGTTTTCACACCTCAGGGCGGTGAGGTTCTTGGTTGGGAGTTGACCCACAGTGCCCCGACGGCCACGACAGTCGTTGTTGGCGGGCAGGGCGAGGGCGCGAACCGCACACTGGAGTCACGCACGCGGGCCAACACCTGGGGTCGACGCATCGAGGTCTTCAAGGACCGGCGGGACACAGACGAGGCCGCCGACCTGGAGAAAGCCGCGAACGAAGAATTGACGAAGGGCGAAGCCCAGCAGACACTGAAGCTGGAGTTTCGTGAGACAGAGCGACTCAAGTTTGGGCGCGATTTCCAGCTCGGTGATCTAGTGACGGCGGTGCTTGCCCCCGGCGTGCGTGCTACATTGCCCGTCACCCAGGCAAAGATCGAGTGGGACGGGTACCAGAGCCGATCGGTGTCGTTGACCCTTGGCGCTGTTGACGAAAATCTACGCGACGCGCGTATGCGCAAGCTGTTCACCGACATCTCGCACATCTCGACTATTTAGGAGAAAGACCCTATGGCTAATGAGGCACAAGTCAGCTTCCCCAAGGTGAATGCACCGCTGACCGCCGAAGAATGGGCCTCTGTCACCCTTGGTATCGGAAACGGTACGCTGGACGAGGGCACAGGCAATTATCAATTTCGCTTCGACGACGCACTCGACCAGTGCATAATCTCGCCCCCCGAGGGGTCTGGGTACGCCCACGCGATTGTCGCTGGGTTCTATCATCACCTCTACAAACCTGTGCGTGTCTCGCTGCCGCCGGTGACGAAGCCAACGACCTACATCATCACGTTGACTTTTGACCCGGCGAAGGCGGAGACCGCGCCGGTGAGCATCCAGGCGTTCACGAATGCGCTCGACAACACGGGCGGCAAGAAACACGTTGTTCTCGTCGAGGTTGACCGACAGCCCTCCCAGGTGCTCTCTCAGGCGACGAAGCGTGGGTACGCTCAGCGCATCGCACCGATGATCGATATGCAAGAATCAGCGAGCTTACCCCCGGCGAGGCAGCAGGTTTTTGGCACGATGGCATATGTGAACAAAGACCGCAGCATCTACCGGGCCTCTCTGATCAATGGCAAAGATGGCGCACAGTGGGCGCACGTTCTCGGCACCAAGACCGTCGCGCCGCTGAGTATGCCCGGCTGGGAGCGCTCAGACCGATCACCGAATCAGTACGGCTTCTGGCTGACGCCGGTGCCCGAGGGCTTCAAGGTTGAGTGCTCGCTGGTGTTCAAGCGCGCCGCGTTTGACTACGTGATCGGCGGCGACTGGAACGTGCTGGGGTATTTTATCCCCGAACATCTGCGCACCGTGCAGTACGCCGAGCTGATGTTTCCAGTGGTCTATGACACCGGCCGGGGCATCCATCACCTGACCGGCCGTATTTCTTTCTTCGACGGCGCCTTGTCCCTCATCAGCCGAGACGGGGCACGTGTCAACATCAACCAAGGCGGGTACCTCCACGTGCCGTACACGTCATGGGTCGCCAACAAAATCTACACTGTATCGTACTAGGGGGTCGCTGTGGCGGTTACACTGAAAAGTTCTCTTCGTTGGGGTGAGCTGACTGGTTCAGTCCAGGTTGTCGTGCTGAGCTACCCGCCGGGTGGGTCATCGAAAGGCCACACCCACCCAATCAATCGCGGCGTCTTCAGTGACATCACGCTGGAGCCGTCCCCCGGCGGGGCGGTGCGGTACGCGATCATGCCCATGGTTTTCGACGAAGAAGGTCTTCTTCGCCTCGACCTGCCTGTTTTCGTGAGGGACGTGTCCCCCAGCGATAACGTGGCGGTTTCTCTCGATGAACTGGATTTTCTGCGTGACGCACAGCGAGCCATTGTCACGACTGGCTCGGTTTACCTGTCGGCGCTCTCCATGGGCGCAACGCCGATGCAGATCATCACCCGCGTCCTGCTCCCTGAGTCCATGCCGGGCATCGTCAGCCAGCTCACGACGGTCATCATCGCTCTCGTCGGCGAGTCCGCGATGGCGGGCGCGATCGGCGGCGGCGGTCTAGGTGATCTTGCGATCCGCTACGGCTACCAGAGGTTCCGTCCGGACATCATGATCGCCACCGTCGTCATTCTCATTGTTCTCGTCCAGTTCGTGCAGTTCCTGGGCAACACCCTCGCCGCACGGCTGGATAAGAGATAGATTTCCATCTCATTTCAATCACAATATGTGCCGGACACGATCACTCGCATAACGCGTCACTTTCGTCAGGTACGTATACACAAGCAAGGAGGTTTTTATGAAGAAATTACTTACACTCGTCCTCGCCCTCACAACACTTGCCCTCGTCGGCTGCGGCGGCGGCGCGAACAATTCTGCCGCCAAGACGGAGAAAGTCATCAAGGTCGGTGCATCCCCCGTTCCCCATGCCGAGATTCTCGAGGCGATCAAGCCCGAGCTCGAAAAGGAAGGCATCAAACTCGAGATCGTCGAGTTCAACGACTACGTCCAGCCGAACCTCGCAACGAACGACAAAGAGGTCGATGCGAACTTCTTCCAGCATGAGCCGTATCTCAAGAACTTCATCACCGAGCATCCGGAGCTGAAGCTCGTCAACGTCCTCGGCGTTCACGTCGAACCGATGGGCGTCTACTCGCACAAGATCAAGAAGCTCGACGAGCTCCGAGACGGCGCTCAGGTCTCTATCCCGAGCGATCCGACCAACGGCGGACGCGCCCTGCTCCTCCTCGAGCGTGCAGGTCTGCTGAAGCTCAAGGACGGCGTCGGCGCTGCAGCAACCGTCCATGATGTCGTCGACAATCCGAAGCATCTGAATTTCAAAGAGATCGAAGCGCCGCAGCTGCCCCGCACCCTTGATGACGTAGACATCTCCGTCATCAACACGAACTGGGCGATGCAGGCGGACCTCGTTCCGACGCGCGATGCCCTCTTCATGGAGGACAAGACCTCGCCGTACGTCAACATCCTCGTCGTCCGCGAGGGCGATGAGAATCGTCCCGAGATTCAGGCCCTCATGAAGGCGCTCCACTCCGATACGGTCAAGAACTTCATCAACGAAAAGTACAAGGGTGCGATCATTCCGGCATTCTAAGCTCCGGATCCGCACCCTCGAAAGCAGGAGAGTTCAGCGTTCTCCTGCTTTTTTATTTTCCATATCACGTCCTATGTGATAAAATATCTCATCATGAACACAAAACTGCTTGGCACCCGCCTCCGCACCCTCCGGGAGAGCGAATACATCTACGGCGTGCACAACCCGCTCACCTATGACTTTCTCCACCACAACCTTCATCATCTGCACGTCCTGCTCTTCCACAGTGCCGATCAGCAGGACTTTACACGCGGTCCGATTCTCCGGCAGCTGCTCGTATTCATGCTGCCCATCCTGCTCTCGCAGTTTCTCCAGCAATTCTACGGCATTGCCGACACGGCGCTCGTCGGGCAGGCACTCGGTGCAGAGGCGCTCGCAGCGGTCGGCACAGCGAGCCTCATCCTCTCCGTCATCGTCAACTTCTTCATCG